ACACATTATCCAAGCGTCCCCAACCACGGGGACATGACAAACTTTGAGGAGTGGGGTTATGAAAAAGGCTCAATTGATGTTATTTGCGGAGGAACACCTTGTCAGTCTTTCTCCGTCGCAGGATTGCGAAAAGGACTCAGCGACGACAGAGGCAATCTTGCGCTCACGTTTTGCAGAATGGTTGATCAGTTGCGACCCAAATACTTCATCTGGGAAAACGTTGCCGGTTGTCTGTCATCCAATGGAGGACGGGACTTTGGTTCCATCACAGGGGCGATGGCAGAATTCGGGTATTCATTCGGATGGCGTGTGTTTGACGCACAACACTTCGGAGTCCCCCAAAGAAGGCGTAGAGTCTTTCTTGTTGGATGTTTTACAGGACAGCCAGAGCACGTCCGACAAATATTGTTTGAGCCAGAAGGCGGCAGAAGGAATTCTGCGGAGAGCCAAGAGACGGGGCAAGACTTTGCCCGAAACACTAGAGACGGCACTGAGGTCTTTGATTTCCAACGAATTGGTCAGTACGGAACCAAGGGCGTAGGATCGACTTGCATGGCGCGGGACTATAAGGACTCAAAAGACTTGGTCGTTTACGAATACCACGGTCACGATTCCAGAGTCAAAGAGCTAGGTCAGACGTGTCAGACCGTCACATCGAGATGGGGCACAGGTGGCAACAATGTGCCATTGGTCTCGTTCAGTTCAAACATGTCTTACCCTGACATGCTCGAGAACGTAGCACCAACGGTCAAGGTTGGTGGCAGTGGGTGCAGTAATCCTCCTGCCGTTGCAACAGAAAAACTGGTGCGTCGGTTGACACCGATTGAAGTCGAACGGTTACAAGGTTTTCCAGACGATTACACAAATATTCCGTGGCGCGGTAAGACCGCACCGGATAGCCGTCGCTATAAGGCGATGGGAAATAGCATGGCTGTTCCGGTCATGCGTTGGTTAGGTCAGCGCATTGCTGACCTTGAGGAGGGTAACGATGAAAAAGTTTGAAATCCATTTTCATAATGAAGTTGAGCATGAGTCAATTGAAGAGTGCATTGATACGTTTAAGCAATATCTTGCCAAGTGTGTTGATACGGGGGACATTTCTGTATTTCAGTTTTATGAGTTAAAGGAGGGTAACAATGAGTGAGCAATACAACGTCATGTTTGATTTAGGGTTCAGCATTGTGGCGAACGATGAGCGTGGCGAAACGCTACGACCATCTGAGATTCGTTTTGCAATTATTGAACGTGCGATGAGCATACCTGATAACGAGATACAGGAGGCTATTGGCTTCTGTGATTCTTATAGTCTTGAGGAGGAGTGATGAAGGTCTACTGTGTCCACGACAGGCTGACTCAACTCAAGCACTACTGGCCCAAGCTGAAGGATGCGTATCAGCACAGAAACTTGGATCCAGAATACAGAGATGTGGAGATAATCGAGTACAACTATCAACACCAAGTAGCAGACTTGCTACAACAAGCCTATGAGAGAGGGAGAGAAGATGAGCAAAACAAACAACAGTGAATTTTTGTGGCACGTTAGCACGTTGTCTGCAATTGCAGGTCCCATCGAAGCCATGTTCGAGGACGGTGTGGGGGTATCCTGGGCAACCGAAGTCGGAGGCGATTGGTGGCTGCGACTGTTTAAAAAGGACGGAGAGTACCTGATTCATATGGACGACCGTTATGGGGATCGCATTAAGATGATGACGGTCGCAGGGTACGCAATGCATTTTTCTGGGGACGACTTACAGTACACGATTTCTAATTGGGACGAGTTTGTCGAAGGCTTGGAAGAAAGGGTGTCACATTAAAAAAGTGGCGCGTTAAGAGGGAACAACAATGAGCAAGATGAGTGATTGGGTGCTCGAGCTTGAGATGGACAAGGTTCATCTGACAAGAGAGCAGTTTGCTGCCAAACACGGACACATGTTTGTGTACATTTACGATGAACAATTTGGTGTTGTACCACAACCTTGTGTAAAATATTCAGAAGAGACTAAAGGAGAAAATTAATGCCTAAGAAAACACAGAAACCTACGTTCGACAGGACGCAATTCACGACTATTTCCATACCGAATGACGTGTATGCTAAGTTAAAAGAGATGGCTCAAGCAGAGGATCGTAAGATCAGCCGTCAGGTAACTAGGTATATACTTCAGGCGTATGAAGAAAGAAGCACAACCACCGCATGAGCCAGATCATAATCGATCTGGCAAAGAAAGCAGGGATAGCCTACCTTCCTCAGATAGAAGAGATCGGAGGGAGGGGCTTCTTTGCAAACATGGAAGAATTAACTCAATTTGCCAAACTTGTCGGAGAGATCTCCAGAAAGCACGAGCGGAACAAGTTAAGAGGCTCAACTGGATGAACCAACTGTGGGAGGGTGAGGACTAGCCCAAGAACACATACTCTTCTTTTCTCTGAAGTCCGTCACCTTAATCTGACGACGCTTACCGTCTCTTTTACTACCAATTAAATCAAGCAGCAGGGCCTTGCACACTTGCTGATTGAGACCCGTAATCTTTTCCATACCAACAAGTGTGCTATCTAGGGGGGCTTGGCCCATGGAGTAGTTGTAAGCCAGTTCTAAGACTTGCTTGGTGTTATTTTCAGCCACTGTCGAGCTTCCTCTTTCAGGACTTTCGCGCCAAGGTCTATCTTGTTACGAAGAGCCTTGACGATAGTTTCATCAATCGTGTCATTCGTGATCAGGTCAATGTAGGTTACAGGATTCTTTTGCCCGATACGATGACAGCGATCCTCCGATTGGATCCGTGTTTCCAGGTTGAAGTCATTCGCATAGTAGATCACGGTGTTCGCTTCAGTCAGTGTCAAACCATACCCTGCTGTCTGTGGATTACCAATGAAGAACCGTAGTCTCGAATCAGGGTCTTGGAACTCAGTCACAATGTCCTGACGCTCAGAGTCTGGCGTGTCACCATAGTAGCAAGCCACTTGATTGGGGAACTTGTTGTTCAAAGCTTCGCGTAGTTTTTGAATGTCGTTCCTGAACCGTGACCAGATCAGTACCTTACCTTCAGTCTCGTCAATGATATCCAGCACAGCTTGGATACGTTTGGTATCCACCTGAACCAAGTCACCGTTGTCCGTGGTCAGGTGTCCTGACAACACCTGCTGCAGCCGAAGCATCTGTGTCATTATATTCTGAGCCGTGATCAGTTCTCCGTTGTCCAACATGGTCAGAGCCTCGTGTCTGATTTCGTTGTACATTTTAAGTTGCTGTTCGGTCATCGACACGTAGCGCATGGTGTAGGATTTGTCGGGCAAATCAAGACAATCCTTTTTCAACACTCTGAAACTAAACTGGTTGACCTTGTGTGACAGTTCCTCAAGATTTCGGAAGCCAACAATCTCTTGGAAGGTATGCGACCCCATACTGCGACGGTGTAAAATTGCAAAATGGTTTTGGTAAGCGTAGTAACTCTCAAAGCCAAGAAGACTTGGAGCGAGGAACTCTGCTTGCGAATACAAGTCCATGGGTGAGCGGGTAACGGGCGATCCGGTCAACGCTCTGCGATACTTGAACTCGTGTGCAATCTTCAACAGAGCCTTGGTTCGTTTCGCCTGGTGGTTTTTGATCGTGGTGCTTTCGTCAATCACAATCATACCTTTGCTACCAAACCGTTGAGCCAACCACTTACCTGCTGCTTGACCCTTGGCAGTGGAGAACGCTTCAACGTTCATCACGAAGATTGTGAGCCCGTCAAAGTCATCTTTGACTGACTGCATTTCTTCTTTCTGCTTTTTGTTTGCACCAGACACCCAACGAATTGTTCGGTACGGAATGTCTTCGGGTAGATGTTCGGGTATTTCTTTTGTCACCCAGTTGCGGTACACACCCTTGGGTGCGATGATCAGTGCAAAGTTGCACTTGTCTTCGACTGCCAACGTTCCAAGGTTATCGAGCAGTGTTTTACTTTTGCCCGTACCCATTTCCATGAAGAAGGCAAACGCGGTACGATCACCTGCCTTTTCCATTGCATCTTTCTGATGCTTGTATGGCTTGGTCTTGAAGATATATTTTCTTTTTTTCTTGACAGA